TAGCCAGTGCATTGGACATTTATTCAGATGAATGTACCACTAGAAATGAGATGGGAGATATAATCACGGTTCGTAGCAGCAACGATGATATCAAGAGCATATTAAACAATTTGTTCTATGACATCCTCAACATTGAATTCAACCTTTGGAGTTGGACTCGTAGTATGGTCAAGTATGGTGATTTTTATTTGAGATTACACATCAGTCCAGAGTATGGTGTATACATGGTTGAACCACTCAGCAGTTATTATGTAACTCGTGTTGAGAATTCGCATTTGACCAACAGAAATTTCGTTAAGTTCCAAGTCAATCTACCATACGGAAATAAGATTGAAGATCTTGAGAACTATCAAATGGCACACTTTCGTTTGTTGAACGATAGTAATTTTTTGCCGTATGGAAAAAGTATGTTGGAAGGTGCTAGGCGTGTTTGGAAACAGTTGAGTTTGATGGAAGACGCAATGTTGATCCACCGTATTATGAGAGCACCTGAAAAGCGTATTTTCAAGGTTGATATTGGCAACATTCCCCCAAATGAAGTTGATAACCACATGGAACGGATTGTTACGCAGATGAAGAAGACACCGTATTTGGATCAAGCAACGGGTGATTATAATTTACGTTTCAATCTTCAAAACATGGCCGAGGACTTTTTCTTGCCGGTTCGTGGTAGTGATAGTGGTACCGATATTAGTAATTTGCCAGGTCTTGAATGGACCGGCACCGACGATATCGAGTATTTGCGCAACAAGATGATGGCTGCTCTCAAGATTCCCAAGGCATTCTTGGGATATGACGAAACTTTGAGCGGCAAAGCAACTTTGGCTGCGGAAGATATTCGATTTGCACGTACCATTGAGCGTGTGCAACGTATTATTGTTAGTGAATTGAATAAAATTGCGGTGGTACATTTGTATGCACAAGGATATACAGATGAATCCCTTGTGGACTTTAGTTTGGAACTGACCAACCCATCCACAATCTTTGAAAAGGAAAAGATTGATGTTTGGAAGAGCAAGGTGGAACTCAGTAAGGACATGCAAGAAAACAAAATATTCAGCAAGAAGTGGATCTATGAAAATGTGTTTGGTATGAGTGAGCAGGATATGATTGTTCTTCAAAAACAACTTGTTGACGATGCCAAGGGTAATTATCGATTCAAGCAAATTGAAGAAGAGGGTAATGATCCCGCGTTGCAATTCCTTAAAACCAACGGTGGTGAAGATGGAGGTGACGCTAGTGGTGCCGCTGGTGACACGGCCGGTGGTGACGCTGCTGGTGGTGACGCTGGTGGTGACGCTGGTGGTGACGCTGGAAGCACTCCACCAGCCACTCCAACAGGTGGTGCTGAATCTGCTCCTAAATTGACTGAAAAGACGCGCGATCAGACTGGTAGAAAGAAAGCTAGAAAGTATCCATTCGGTGAAGATCCACTGGGCACTTTAGAATTAAATTCTAGCAACGATCTGAGTCCTACTCACAAATATAAGAATAACTCACCCATATCTTTGGAATCTTTGGTATCGTTGGATACATTACTCAAGGGTGCTGAGAAGACTAAACAAGTACTAAGAGAGGGCAAAAGTGGATCGTTTATGGATGAAACAAATATCAAAGAGTAACACAATTCGTGAACAATTTACAAAGTAAAACATATTTATATTTAATGGAACTATATGCGTAAGAAAGCTAAACATTCTAAGTTTAAGAACAGTGGCGTATTATTTGAGCTACTCACACGCCAAATTACCGCAGATATCTTGGCGGGGCGCGACGAATCCTTTACAAAGAATTTGATGTTCAAGTACTTTAACGAAAGTACTGCTTTGGGCAAAGAATTTCAACTATATAACTTCTTGGTCAATCAGTCTTCTAAAAATACTGAGTCAGCCGATCGTATAATTGGTGTGGTTCTTCAAACACGCGCCAAGTTGAATGAGCGTGATCTAAATAGCCAAAAGTATAATTTGATCAAAGAGATCAAGGATCAATTTGATATTGATGACTTTTTGAAAAATAAAATTTCAAACTATAAATTGTATGCAAGTGTATACAAACTGTTTGAAAGCCAAAGCTCTGATGAAGCAAATATCGGAGTTGAAGACGTTGTTGAGGCCCGAGAATTTGTCATTGAGAATTTAACAAAAGAAAAGAAAACTGACTCTCAGACGTTGGACGTGTATAGTTCACAACCCGCCGATATTAAATTACTTGCGTATAAATTTTTGATTGAGAATTTTAATACAAAATACTCGTCACTATTACCCGCTCAAAAAACTTTGCTCAAGGAGTACATCACAAACGTCTCCAATACCAACAAGTTTACTGAATTTGTCAATGATGAATACAAGCGGGTTTCTGATGCTTTGAAGGAACGCTCAATTCTTGTCAAGAACAACATCATCAAGATCAAGCTCAATGAAACTGTTGCTCAACTTTCGAATAAGACCATAACCGGTGTTGTTAAAGAAAATCAATTGGGTAGCCTATTAAGCGCATACGAATTAATTGATGAGTTGAACAAATTAGCCAATGAAAATTAAACTAAACGAATCTGGTGATCCATTTAGAGATATTGTCAAGCAGTACGCTAAAATGTACCGTGACAGTGAACTTGCACGTATTGATAAAGAACACTACTCAAAATGGCTACAAGTTCACGCAAATAAAATAAATCCTGCGACCAGAGCATCGATTGAAAAAAAAGTACAATCCACAATCAAGAGCAAAAACGAAGCTTCAACAAGTAGTGCCGCTGGTCCAGTGTCCACACCATTCGCATTTAGTCGCCGGGGCCCTGGCAATGTAAAAGCAGCAACTCAGTTGGGTTTCAAGTTGGTAAAACCAGTTGCTCATTCTAAAAATTTATCATTGGAGAATCAAGCGTATAGCGAACCAGCATATATTACTCCAGCACAATATATTGAACCAGTTGATACATATAGTGATTCCAACGGATTGGTTCAGCATGGAGATCCAGAGTTGGATCCTGGTCTTGCTGGACATCGACAAGGTGCTCTACCAATGTTTGAAGCTGAAAAGATGATCAATCAAGTAGCTAAAATGCTTGAGGGATTGAGTGGTATTCGCCACCGTCGCCGAGTTAATGAAGCAGATGTTGCTACCACACAAGCAACGGTGACAGCACCAGCACCAGCGACGCAACCAAAGACATCCGCCGCGCCCAATGTACAAATTCAGAGTTATAGTTTACAACCCGATTTTAGCGAGTTTGATACAAAGTTAAAGGATAGTACCGAGGCTCTTAAAACAGGTCTTCAAAAAAAGATTCAAGATCAAATTTTGAACAAAAAAATTGTGGTTCGAGCAAGCAAGGGGTATAAACAACCAGAGTCCGATTACACTCTTAATGTTACTGGTGTAAATATTGATTATTATTACGACCGATATGTAATTATTATTGTTGGTCGTGAAGAGAGTAAGCAAAAAACAGCTAAATTCTTTATCAAGCCTGGATTCAAACTTAAAATCTTGGGTTCTGCCGATGTAAAACCTAAAGACAGATATCAAATTGCCAAGTCTCAAGCATTGGTTGATCCCAACAAACAAGCAGCTGCAACACCCAGCAATACGGTTACCAGCAAGGAACCATCCAAGGTTTCTGCCGAGACAAAACCAGATGATCAAGGTGGTACACAACCACCACCAGTATAAATTATGAACACATTATTGATTGATGTATTACCATTTGAGTTTAAGATTAAGAAGGCGTCACTCACTGAAGGTTTGGGCGACGGAAAGCTTCTTGTAACGGGCACATTACAACGTGCCAAAGTAAAAAATCAAAACGGTAGAATTTACCCAAAAGAAATTTTGGAACGTGAAGCAACAAAGTACATGGACAACTTTGTTAAACAACGTCGTGCGATGGGTGAATTGGATCACCCAGAGAGCAGCGTCGTTAACCTCAAGAACGTTAGTCACAACATTGTTGACATGGGTTGGGACGGTGATGATCTTGTTGGCACTGTAGAAATTCTACCTACTCCAAGTGGCAACATTCTCAAGGATCTGCTCAAGGCAGGTATTTTGTTGGGAATCAGTAGTCGTGGATTGGGTAGTGTCAAAAAAGATATGCGAGAAGCAGCCGATGTTGTACAAGACGACTTTGACTTGATCGCATTTGATTTTGTTAGTAATCCAAGTACTCAGGGAGCATTTATGTATCCTGCTGGTAAAATCACCGAAAGTGTAAATCAGTCCAGCACCATCATCAATCCTTACCAAAATATTGATAGAATTATTCGTGATATCATCTCCGAATTATAATTTGAAACCTATTTATAGCATATGATCAAGCTAAAACATCTAGTAGAAAATTCAACCGAGACGGCATATGCTCCCTTGAGCAAGGAAGAAAAGATTAAGTTGCGTGAAACTGTCAAGTCTTACAATGAATATCGTAAGAGCTTAAAGGCATCCTCTGTGTACGAAACAGCCAACAAGATTATGGAGGCTGTGAATCTTGCCGAGCGTTATGCTATCAAGGAATGCAATGAGTGGATGGAAGCCAAGATGGTTGAGCGTGACATGAAGGATATCAAGAAGATGGCTCAAAAATTGTATGAAGAAGCACACAAAATCAAGAGTGTGGAGCAACAACTTGAAATGTTGTATGAGGAAATTGGCTTGAAACTAGAGCGTTATTTTGAAATTGCAGATCCCATGGAAGTTCAACAAGGTACTGCAACACCCACTTCAAAACCCGGCACGCCGATGGCAAGTTCGGACTACAAGTAAGTAATTACTTCAATCCTTTTAACTTACCATCTGATGGTACTGATTCAATAAAGGACAGCAGCTTTTCAAAACTTTCGAAGACGTAACGACGGTGTGTCTCAAGGACATAACCGTCTTCGTCTTTGTATATTTTGACTGGTACAATCTGATCCATCATTTCAAGTGTTGGCACTTTAATTTCACTCACCATATCGGTGTCATTATCGATCGTGAATCCCATGTCGCCCAACGTGTCAATCTCATGAAAGTTCCAACCATTTGGGTGGTCAATATCAATCAACTTGAATTTATCTAGTTCTACTGGTGCATCACCATTTGCACGATTTAGAAAATTGCCCAATTTGATTTGGGAGTAATGATTATGATAATTTTTAGAGTCCATATGAATTGATTCGGTCAATAAAGTCAGCCAATATCTTACCCTTTTGTGCATCTGGTTGATTAAAAATGGTACTTAAAGTGTAAACGATCTTGGGTTTGTCACTTGCTGTGCTCGCTCCGCGAATTTCCACAAAGCAAGCATAATTGTACATACCGTCGTTTTGATTATTTTTCAACTTCTTGAAAACATAAGTCTTGGTGGTTTCGTTGCTGAATACTTCGGCACTCAACTCGTTGCTGCTTTTCTTGTGAACAAAGTTGACTTTACCAAATCCACCAAATCCATTTTGTTTGTTTTGAAAAGTAAGCAGTTCTTGTTTATCAAATGGTACGCCTGTATTTTCGTTCAGCAGTTGATCAAAACTTTTATCATCTACTTCTCGCATCTTGCTAACACTATACTCTGCTTCTCTGAGTCTATTCACAATCTCTTTTACTTTTGTGAAGTCTCTTGCAGCTTTGGTACTAATGTTGCGCGCCGTTTTTCTCAGATTGGCTGATACCTTTTGGGGCGATACATCACCTTTTTGCACTGCTCTTACGAGTCTAAAGTAGCGTGCTTGTTTTTCTGATTTTGCTGGCATACACCTATAAATAGCAAAAAATTTATGATTTTATCTTTTTTAGTTATATTTATTATGAAATGCATCAATGTCTTTGATGCCACACCAACGTAATCTTCTTTGGAGTTCTATAATAACTTCACCACTAAATTAGGAAAGATATAAATATATGAGTGATCTATTGAAACAAAGTATCGCAGACGCAAAGGCTGTTCGTGAAACCGCAATTGCAAACGCAAAAACATTCCTCGAAGAAAACTTCGCAAAAAGCATGAAAGAAATGTTTGCGGAAAAGCTCAAGGAAGAATCAGAAGAAACCGCAGCATCAGACGAAGAAGGCAAGATGGAAGAAACACTTGCAACTTCAAAGATTGGTGGCGAAACGGGCAATGTTGCTTCAAAGCAACATCCTACCAAGCCATCCGCAGCGGCCGACTCAAGTACCGAATCAGGTGGTAAGCAAGAATTTGATGCCACCATGGAAGAGGGAACCGAAATCACCAGTGAAGAATTGGATGAAATCCTCGCGGAACTTGAAACCGAGGGCGGGATGATGGGTGGCGACAACAAGATGATGGACACGGACTCGAACTACGATGTCACGACAGGAAAGATGATGGGCGACGACAACGATAACTCTGGCGGCATGTGTGAAACTGATTCAGATGATTTGAATCTGGATGAATTACTCGCAGAATTGGGCGAGGAAAGTCAAGCGGCACCAGTTGCTGCTGCTCCAATGGATCCAGCAATCGCTGCACAACCTCCAATGGCTCCAATGGCTCCAGTGGCTCCAGTGGCTCCAGTGGCTCCAGTGGCAGGTCAAGTTCCATCACCATCTGAGGGTGAGGATATGGATGACACCGACATCAGCACCGAAGAGATGGCTGAAGCACTTGTTGCCTTGAGTGAAGAAAATGAAGCATTGAAAGCACAAGTTGACGAAGCAATGAACGCCGTTAAGTACATGAAGGATGTTCTTGCGGAAACCAATTTATTGAATGCTAAGTTGCTTTACACCAACAAGCTATTCAAGGGTAAGAATTTGACCGAAGTGCAAAAGCACAAGGTCATCAGCACATTTGACCTCACCAGAACATTGCGTGAGATCAAGTTGGCTTATACAGTTTTGGCCGAATCGTTTAATGCCGGTGGATCAGTTGCCAAGAAAAAGACCAATGCAACTGTCTCAGCTATCACCGAAGGTTTGGCAAGCAAACAAGTATCATCAACTAAGCCTGCATCTACCATTGTAGAACCGCTCGCTGATCAGATGACTTCAAGATTCCAACTGCTCGCAGGAATCACGAAGTAAAATTAGTTTGCGAGTAAATAAACAAACCAAAAGATAGGAAAAAATTATATGGATATTAAAGGTCTATTAACTAACAACATGAATCCACAGGCTAAGCTTATGGCTGAAACCCGTGGTCTACAAGGTAAGTGGGAAAAAACAGGTCTGCTCGAAGGTACCAAAGGTATTGAAAAGGCACACATGTCGATCCTCTTGGAAAATCAAGCCAAGCAATTGCTTGACGAAGCAACCACGACTGGTACCAGTACCAGTTCTGAACAATGGGCGGGCGTAGCTCTTCCATTGGTTCGCCGTGTGTTTGCGGAGATTGCTGCTAAGGAGTTTGTCAGTGTTCAACCAATGAATCTGCCAAGCGGTCTGATCTTCTATCTCGACTTCAAGTACGGTTCTGGTAACCATTTGGGTCAAACCCAAGGCACAAGCCTGTTCGGTGGTAACAGTAAGAAGCTAGGTTCAACCGACGCAGCAGTGAATGGTTTGTACGGTCAAGGTCGCTATGCGTACTCTGAGCGTACCGTAACTAGCTCTGCATTCAGTGCTGGTTATGCAACCGTTGCAAGCGCAAGTTGGAACGATCTGCAATTTGATTCAGCATTTAGCTCATCAGTTATTGCAGGCGGAAACGTTACTGGTGTGTTCAAGCTCACATTCAACGTTGACGACAACACTCAAGCTGGTGCCGTTGCGGCTACCGGTTACGCATGGAACATTGATTTGAACGCGGTTCGTTCATTCCAAGCTTCAGCTGCCAATTCAGGATTGACCATTCTGAACACCTATGCTGTGGCCACCAACAGTGGTAGTATTGCAAACCCATACTATCAAATCAAATTGTTTACCACAACCACAGGTTTGATTGCGTCACCAGCCACATTGCGTTTGAATTACACGCTGCAACCTACGGATAATCTTCGTGGTGACTTTGAAGCTGGTAAGACAGCCGGTGAAGGTTCCGGTAACAGTTCCGCAACCGCAACCCAAGCAATTGATACTGATATTGGTATTCCTGAGGTCAACCTTGAGTTGAAGAGCGAACCAATCGTTGCTAAGACTCGTAAGTTGAAGGCAGTCTGGACACCAGAACTTGCTCAAGATTTGAATGCATACCATTCAATCGATGCAGAAGCAGAATTGACTGCGTTGTTGAGCGAGTATGTATCAATGGAAATCGACTTGGAAATCCTCGACATGTTAAACGAGTCTGTGACCGGTGTAACCACCGAGGCATGGAGTGCTCAAATCGGCACCGAGTTCACCAAAACTCTGAACAACAACACCGGTGTAGCATCGTTCACACGTTTGACCAACGTATCAGCAAACCGTACTGCATACGTCAAGTCAACCTGGTTCCAAACACTTGGTAACAAGATCCAAAAGGTCAGCAACAAGATTCACCAGCTGACGCTGCGTGGCGGTGCTAACTTCTTGGTCTGCTCACCAGATGTTGCAACTATTCTGGAGTCAATCCCAGGATACGTAGTCAGCACCGATGGTGACAGTGCTAAGTTCGCAATGGGCGTTGCCCGCGTTGGTAGCTTCGCAAGTCGCTTCCAAGTCTACAAGAACCCATACATGACCGATAACGTCATTCTACTTGGTTTCCGTGGAAGCAACTTCCTAGAAACCGGCGCAGTGTACGCTCCATACATCCCACTCATCCAGACCCCATTGGTCTATGATCCAGTGAACTTCACACCACGTCGTGGTGTGATGACCCGCTACGCTAAGAAGGTAGTTAGGCCCGAGTTCTACGGAAAAGTTTTGATCGCCGATCTCGACACCGTATAATTCACAGCAGCGAATTAAATCAATACAAAACCCCAGCAAAAGCTGGGGTTTTTTGTTGTTGGTATCAAAAAGAATTGACTTTACCATAAAACTCTGATATATATACACTATGAGTAACAGCGGAATATACAAAATTACAAACCAGACAAATGGCAAGTTCTACATTGGATCGTCGAAACATATCGACCGAAGATGGTGGGAACATACTAATGATTTGAAGAAAAATAAACATAAAAATCCAAAGCTTCAACATGCATGGAACTATTATGGTGATGCGGCGTTTGATTTCATAGTATTGGAAAACGTGGCTGTGGATAAACTTATAGAAAGAGAACAATATTATTTGACCACGTTTGCTCCATATAAACGTAACGTTGGGTACAACATTGGGGATAAAGCATCTGGTGGAGACAATTTTACACACAATCCAAACAAAGAAAATATACTAAGTAGGATGACCGAAGCAAATAATGTTGGGCATATGCATGGTAAACAACATTCTGCTGATGCGATTGATAAGCAGAAGCAGAAGGCCATTGGTCGCTATACACTATCATGGTTCGTTGCAAAACATGGAGAAGAAGTTGGGGTTGTTAAATATGCAGGGAGAAACAAGAAATTATCGGATCGTAAAATTAATCATGTTTATGACAATGGATTAACTGGTAAAAAGCGTGGACCTATGAGTGATGAAATGAAGCGTAAAATCAGTGAACAAAAAAAGAGCTTTGCGTTGAGAAAGAAAGACTTTATGGTTGATCTGATAAGTGGTAATTTCAGTGGGTCTCAATTGCGTGACAAGTATGGAATATCGTTGACCTCGATTAAACGATATAAACGGGAATTAAATTAGACAACAAACCCACCAGCCTTTCGACTGGTGGGTTTTTTATTTTAGAAGAAGGATGTTGAAGTATCGACGGTGTGTTCTGTGACCACTTCCTTGAATATGGTTGTTTTGATGTATGGTAACACTTTGTGTTTCAATGATTTTGCAAGCTTTTTATTTTCAATCTTGCCGCAAATGAACTTAACGTAACGATGTTTACCACTTTCACGTTTGCGCCAAAAGGTTTTGCCGATACGTTCTTTTAGTTTATCAACGTTGTGTGATTTCCATCGATTATACACACTGCGACTATGAATCCAATTATGGTTTAATGGACCCTCAAGGCTAACGCTGTAATTGGGCATCAATGCTATATCAATGTAGTTGTCACCTTGATACAAAAACCCGGTGGCTTGGTAAATTGTGCCGCGGTGACCTTCTTCACTATCGGCATACGTAAGAATACATTTGACGTTTGGATAATCCTTGTTGAGCAACCGAAAGCTTTCGGCCAATGCATAACTTTCTATGTTTTTACCATAACCATCGGCGATCCAAAGTCTGGTCAATTCCAACACATGGTCATTGGTCAATAATTCACTGATACTTTTACTGGCACTGCGTCCCACGGCGTTGCCATATACCAATACACCTATAAGTTTATTGTTGAATCCACCAAAGAATGTGCTTTCCACATAGTCTTTGTAATATACACCATATGCCACTGTGCAACTTGTCCACTTGTGGCTATAATGATTTTTTTCAATCATTGTACGTGCCACTGATTTGTTTATCGGTTGTAGATGTATCAACGAAGTATCACAATATTGTGCATCACTCATGTCACAATTGTATGTTGGATACTCTATATTGTCAATTATTTTTCAACGCAACTTTGTTTTGAGTTCTTTAATTAAATCTTTATCGGATCGATCTAATTCTGTATCAAAATGTTGCAGCAGGTCGGCGACAGTAATTGGTTTGCCAGCATCAGCCATGGCGCGAATTTCTTCAATTGATACAATGAGTTTTGAAAGTGTTGTTTTGTATTTTTCCAATTCTACGGATGCTGAAAATCCGCTAAAATTTAGTGATTTTGGAGCAACACCTTTAATTATGTGTATGACTGCCGCACCAATAATATTGAATACCGAGAACACTGTGGCGGCAATTGGATTGCTTGCAGCAAGCAAACGCAGCACCAAAAAAATCACACCAAATATTAAAATGCCAACAATACAGCTTGTTATGAATCGTTTAACACCATAAAATACAGCACCCAGGCCAAAATATTGATTGACGCTATCTATGATTACTTTATTATCGTCCGCGATTTCTGCTTGCTTTTTTGCGGTCGATGCGAGTTCACCAATCTTCTTATTTAGATTCACATCCAAAGCATCACTCTTTGTTTGTACATATAAAATTTCAACATCTTTTTGTTGCAAAAGT